TAGGGTACCCCCTCCGAAGGGGGGCGGCTTCTAAAAGGTATCTATATATCTACTCTGACAAAAATCAGGAATTTGAACGCTTTAGTACGCTAAAGTAAAATACAATAACAGTAGTGAAATGCAAGTGAGAAATAAAGAATTATGCAGAATTGAGGGAGTGGGTGTCAAAAAACTCGGGGATATATAAAAAAGATTGCAAGATTTGGTGAAAAGAGCTTGCAAAGCGGTGATTTCAGGCAGTTATTTGGGATTCCGAACAAGTGAATACTGGCGCCATGGTGTAACGGAAGCACAGCCGAATGATAAGCGGAAGGAGCGAGGGTTCGACACCCGGGGCGCCAACATGGGGCGAAGGGAGAGGGCAGGTTCAAGTCCTGCGCGCCCTACAAGAAATAAAAAGAAAGGAGAAATGAGCATTGACCAGAAAGAAAATGACAGCGGCGGAGAAGCAGGAGCTTCACGACAGGAGAAGCGAGGGAGCGAAGGAACGGCTTAATCCTTACTGGTTCAAGCCGGGGCAGAGCGGAAACCCGAAGGGCAGACCTCCGCTTACTGAAGAGCAGCGGCAGGAGCGCAAGGACGCGAAGAAGATAATCAAGAGTGCCGCCGTAGAAGCTGCGGAGAAGCTGGTGCGAGTGATGCAGCAGGACGGCAACAAGAACAACTACGACGCGATTATAAACATTCTTGACCGAGCGATAGGAAAGCCGAATCAGCCGATTGGAGACGAAAACAGCGGCATTCACATTGTGATTGAAAGCAATGACGGAGATGACTATTCGAGATGATTAACATTTCGATTAAGCCGAACGACCGTCAGAAGCTCTTTTTTTTATCTGATTGTCGGTATGTTCTTTACGGCGGAGCGAGAGGCGGTGGAAAGAGCTGGGCGGTAAGAAAGAAAGCCATGCTTTTAGGTATTAACTATCCGGGGATAAAGATGCTTATAATTCGGCGAACCTTTCCGGAGCTTGAGACTAACCACATAACGCCTCTTAAAGAGGAGCTGAACGGAATTGCCAAATACAAAGAGCGAAACAAGACATTCTATTTCAACGAAAACCAAGGAAAACAGAGTATTATCGTTGCAGGATATTGTGCAACGGACAGTGATGTTTTGCAGTACCAAGGGCAGGAATACGATGTTTTGTTTATAGACGAAGCGACGCAGCTTACCGAATATCAGTTCAACACTCTGAAAGCCGTTGTTCGAGGCGTAAATGATTTTCCGAAAAGAACCTATCTTACGGCGAACCCGGGAGGCCCCGGTCACAACTGGGTAAAGAGACTGTTTATTGACAGGCTTTTTTACCCGAACGAGAACCCGGAGGATTACACTTTTATTCCTGCAAAGGCGCAGGACAACTACGCGCTGATGGAAGCGCAGCCGGATTACATCGACCAGCTTAAATCTTTGCCGGAGGATTTGCGCAGAGCGTGGCTTGACGGAGACTGGGATGTTTACGCCGGGCAGTTCTTCACCGAATTTGACCGCAATATACACGTTATTAAGCCGTTTGTCATTCCGCCGGAGTGGCAGAGATATTGCACAATGGACTACGGACTTGATATGTTTGCGGCATATTGGATTGCCGTAGACCAAAACGGCAGAGAATATGTATATAAAGAAATACATAAGCCGAATATGGTAGTTTCGGAAGCGGCTAAATACCTTAAAAGCGTTGACGACCCGGAAACGCTTATTTATTTTGCGCCGCCGGATATGTGGAGCAGAAGAAACGACACCGGTCGCAGCGTTGCGGAGATTTTTTCTGACTTCGGAATATATCTTTCGAGGGCGAAAGCGGACAGGCACACCGGGTGGATTGATATGAAGGAGCACCTGCATCCGGGATTTGACGAAATGGGTAACAAAGCAGCGGGACTTAGAATATTTGAAAACTGCAAGAACCTTATACACGATATTCCGCTTGCGCAGTTTGATGAAACAGACCCGGACGATATGGCAAAAGAACCGCATGATATTACGCACAGTCTTGACGCGATAAGATATTTTTGCACAGGAAGGAAGATTCCTCTTCTTTCAGAGAAAAACGAAGATGAAGAAGAGTTTGGAAGCGAACTTGAAAGCTTTTTAAGCTATGGAGGTTAAAATGCGCTGTGAAAAATGTAATTGTGAAATGATGATTGACAGAAGCTTTTACCGAAAAAACGGAGAAAAGTTTTTTATTGTGCAGGAAATGAGCTGTCACAACCCGAAATGCCAAAACAAAGGCGAAAAAAAAGAAGTTTTGCACGAACTTAAAACAGAATAAACGAAAAAGAGCGGGTTATGCCCGCTTTTTATATTTAAAGGAGGATTTTTCAATATGCCAGAAACCATGGTAAATACCGAAGAGGAAACCAGCTTTGATATTTTTGAAGAAAACGACTTTCAGACTGATACTGAAAACGAAGATTCAAGCAACGAAGATAATTCGGACAAAGGCGAAAACAAAGAAGAAGTAAATTCCGCTGAAAATGAAGAAAAAGAAGCAGAAACCATGCTTCCGGTAAAATTTCTCGGAAAAGAATACCCGATTCCGGAAGGAGAGGTAAAAAGTCTTGCTGAAAGGCTTGGAATTAAAGAGGACGATGTTATTACCACAATTCAAAAAGGTCTTAATTATGACCATGCGGTAAATAACACGCCGCTTCACAAGCAGATTGCAAAGCTTGCCGAACTTAACGGAAAGACGCCCGAAGAATATTCTAAATTTCTTGAGCAGTCCATAGGTCAAATCAGTCTGCGGCACGAGATTGACAAAGTGAGAAAGGAATATCCCGAACTTTCGGACGAAGCGGTTGAAATAATCGCACAGAAGAACGTTGAAAACAGCGAACTTGCGAATTATAAAGCCGCAAAGGAAAACGAGGAAAGCAAGAAAAAACAGGAAGAGCAGGACAGAGAAAAAGAGCTTGCCCCTTATAGAGCTTTTCACGAAAAATACCCCGATGTTAAGGAATTTCCTGAAGAAGTGGCGGCGATGATAGGAGCCGGAACAGACCCTACATTCGCCTATGAACTTTATAACAAAAATCAAAAACAGATAAACGAACTTACTTCGGAGAACACGGAACTTAAACAAAAACAGACAAATTATTATTCATCAATGGGAAGCTCAAAAGATTCGGCTTCCGGCAACGATGACAACTTCCTCTCCGGGTTCTTCGGCGAATAAAGAAAGGAAAATGAAAAATGGCAATAAATCTTGCAGAAAAATATGAACAGCAGCTTGCAGAGGGTTTTGCCCTTGCTTCAGTAGTAGACGGAGCAACAAACAAAGACTATAACTGGGACGGCGTTAGAGCAATAAACGTCTATTCCCCCGTATATCAGGACCTTACCGATTATCAGCGTGAGGGTATGTCGAGATACGGTACTCCTAAAGAACTTCAGGACACCGTTAACCATATGGAAATTACCCGCGACCGTGCATTTACAATGACCATTGATAAAGGCAACAACAAAGAACAGAAAATGGCAAAGGCAGCCGGAAAGATTCTTCGCGGCGAAATGAAATTTAAGGTTGTTCCTGAAATGGATAAGTATGCCCTTGGCAGATATATCGACTATGCCGGCAAAATTGACGCTCTTGCCGCAGCGCCTACCACCGAAACCATTGTTGAAAAACTTTCTGACGGTATGGTATATATGAGCAACAAGAACGTGCCGGCAGAAAACAGAACCGTCTTTATCGGATGGACTTATTTCGGAATGCTTCGTATTTCTAAACAGTTTATCGGCATTGACGCGCTTGGAACAAAAGCACTTGTGAGAGGCTCTCTTGGTACTTTTATGGGAGCACAGGTTATTCCCGTTCCTGATGAGTATTTGAAGAAAGGCACTTCACAGTGCTATTTCCTTATTGCGGCAAAAGAAGCCATTGTTCAGCCGAAAAAGATAAACGATATGAAGCTTCATTCCGACCCGCCCGGAATTAACGGTTCGCTTCTTGAGGGCAGATTCCTTTACGACGCATTTGTTCTCGGCGCAAAGGTTGACGGCGTTTATGCTGCCGTTGCCGCTTCTACTCAACAGGCGACACCTACTTTCGGTTTTTCCGGCAGTACTCTTACAGTAACCTCTACCGGAGCAACCGAGGTTCTTGTTACTCTTGACGGAAGCGACCCGAGATTTAGCAAAAACGTAATTAGAACCACAAGCGGCGGAACTATTACCCTGCCTTCCGGCAAGACCACCGCAAAAGCGGTTGCGCTTGATGACGCTCTGTTTACTTCTGCTGTTGCAACCGACACAGAAAGAACTGTTGCATAATATTGGGGGCTTTATGCCCCCTTTATTTTGTATAAGGAGGTAATATAGTGGCAACGGCCTTACAAAGAGCAGATATAAACGACTCTACCTATCACAATAATCCTTATCGTAAAAATCCATACTACAATCCATTTCTTGATAATGGGTACAACAGATTGCTTAGTCCCGGCGAAAAAGCGGTATATACCCAGAAAGACAGCGGCGGAAATTCTATACAGCTTTCTTCAAGTGAAAACAATACATATCTCGGTCTGCTGAAAGAACACGGCGCAGACAGAGCAAATTCCTATCTTGATTCTATCAGGCACAAAAATGGCATAGGCGGCTTTAATCTTAATGGAACGCCTGCAAGAGCAGACCCGACTAAAAACCCGGGATATATTCCTCCCACAAAAAATCCGCCATCCTATGGCGGTTCTGGAGGTTCGGGAGGCAGA